AGTCCTGACTTCGATCGCTCTCACGAATCAACCCTTCATCGAAGGCATGGCTGAACTCGTCGCCGAAGCGAGCAAGCACGGCACACCGACCAAGCCCCCGAAGGGTGCGCTTCTTCGTTACATGTACTTCGAGCCCGCGGGGAACGCCGAAGAAGCGGTGAACTCTTTCCGCGATCTCTTCGGACTCACCGCGACCGCGGGCGTCGACAAGGTTCTCGAACAGATCGTGACCCTTGAAACTCAGATCTCTTCGGGTCAGGTGCCTCTCGGCGTCGACGTGAACGAGCTTCTCTCGGGGATGCGACGCATCCTGAACCTTCCCGCTCTTTCGAGCGAAGAAGAAGTGTTCGCTGAAGCGATGCGAATCGTTTCGGCACTCATTCAAGAATCAACCGGCGGAACCTCGTCGGATGAACCAAACGATCCGGCCCTGCCGGACGGTGGACAACTATCGAAAGGTGAAAACGAAATGTCTCTCAAAGTCCTAGCATCCAAGCTCGGAGTCAAAGAGAACGAAGAGTCGGTCGTTTCTGCCGTTCAGGGCTTGATCGCACTGAGCGACGGACTCGCCGAGATTCTCGGTCTTGATTCCTCAACTTCCCACGACGTGCGCCTGAAGAAGGTTCAGGAGCAAGCCGCAAGCGACGGAAAGACCCGAGACATGCTCTCGGCGATCTTCGAAGCCGCGGGTGTGGAAGATCCTTCTTCAGCGGTCGAAGTCATCGCCGGGAAGATCGCCGACGCGAAGAAGCTCGCCGAAGTGATGCCCGAACTCGAAGCACTTCAGAAGGCAAAGCAGGAAGCTGCAACGGCTGAAGCTGAAGCCGATGTCGACGAGGTGATGAACTCTCGCGGCTTCGAGCCGGGGATGAAGACCCTTCTGATGAAGGCTCGCATCGAGGACAAGGAAGCGTTCGAGAAGAGCTTTCCGAAGCTCGACCCCTCGAAGGCACATCTGACTCAGTCGCACTTCGCGAACTCGAAGGGCGCTCAGCTCGCCCCGACGGCTCAGGGGAAGGCCGCTCTCAGCTTCGTCACGACGAAGGATGGTCAGGTCGCTCTCGCCGCGACACCCGCTTCGAAGGCAATCTCGGCAACTCCCGGCGCCGACATTGTGAACCTCTCGAAGTTCGCCGGTCGCAACAAGACCGAGCGCGCTCTCGCGTACCTCGCAAGCAAAGACGAGGGCTTCACGAAGCTCTCTCGCGACGCTCAGTTCGAGAAGGCTTTCGCCCTCGTTCGGCGCGACGACGTCATCGACGACCCGGCGGCCTAACCGCTGATCGGAACGCAACCCAAACCCACACACAACAATCGTAATCAGGAGCAAAGAAGATGTCAGAACCGACTTCTATCCGTAGCGACAAGGCGATCCGATCCGGCTTCAACAACACCGGGGGCGGAACCGCTCTTGCTCGTGGAATTGGCGTTAAGCTCGAAGCGGGCGCCACTCAGCAAAACTCGATCGTAGCGGCCGCGGCTGCAACCGATCTCGAATATGGCGTCGTCGCCGATCGGGACATTCCCGATCAGCAATGGGGCGACGTTCAGGTGAAGGACAAGGCGATCTGTCTGTCCGGCGCCGCGGTCGCCGTTGGCGCCGCTGTAACCGTGAACGCGAGCGGAAAGTTCGTCGCCGCGGCTTCGGGTAACCGAATCTGGGGTAAGGCACTCACCGCGGCGGGCGCAACCGACGAACTTTTCGAGGTCGAACTCGGATCAACTGGACGACTCGCCTAATCGGGCGTTTCTCATCAATAGGTAACAACCTTTTCGCATAGGAGCACTGAAGAAAATGCCCGATATGGAAATCAAACTAGCGACTGACCTTCCCGGCCACGGGAAAGCGGGTGACACCGTTCAGCTCGCACTCAAGCCCTCAGACGTTCACGATCCGACTGAGCTTCCGTCATACCTTGCCGGATACTCACCGTTTCAGTATCGAGCCGACGAGATGAGCCCGGTCGTTCTCGTCGACAACGATGAGGACAAGTTCCGAAACTTCTCTGAAGACGACGCGTTTCGCCGAGTCGAGGTGAAGGGTTCAACTCAGGGCGCGGTTCCCGAGGTCGATCCGAAGACGACTTTGAACACCTACAAGGTGATCGAGCGTTACGTCGGCGCCTTCATCCCGAAGCAGACCATGCTTCAGAGTGGCGGAAGCTACTCGGGGGATAAGGTTCGCATGGCGGCCGGTCGACGTTGTCGTCGCGCTCTCGCTCTCGACCGTGAACTCGACGTCATGGCCCTTTTGGGTACGGCGGCGAACTTCAACGCGAACAACCGTCTCGCGTTGGGTGCGGGTGAGAACTGGAACGGGGGCGGCTCGTCTGACCCCGTCGAAGACATCCAGACGATCGACGAGGCTTCGGCCGCTCAGATCACCGGATGGTGGGGCAACAAGCGAACGATGAACGCGTTCCTTCGTCACCCTTCAGTTCGCGACCACATGCGACAGTTCCTCGGCGATCAGGCCATTCAAGGCATGATCACTCAGATGAACCGCGTCGGAACGGAAGCGAATCCGAACGTCGTCGACTTCGCGATTCCCGGTCTCGGGATGTTCCACGTCGCGGGCTCGAAGGTGAAGAACGAGTCGACGGGGAACCTCGACTTCGTGCTCGGCGATTCTCTCATCGCGGTGACGACCCCTCCCGGCGTCCCCGAAGACGGTGAAGAGATCGCGACGAGCTACACCTTCCGTCGTCGTGGCGAGAGCGGTGTCGGCTTCGAGTCTCGCGAGTTCGAACTCGAAAACCGTGGTCCTCTCGGTGGAACCATGATCGTCGTGTCTCAGGCAGACATCGCGATCATGACCGGCCCGAACGTCGGCGGGATCATCACTGGGATCATCGCGTAAGCGTGAACCCGGACCCCTGAAGAACGCCCCGTTCTCGAACGAATCGAGGCGGGGCGTTTTTCTTGCTATCTTCCAACCTGAACCCCCGAAAGGGGCACACCTAAAAACAACCGCAAAGGGAAAAAAACCATGGCTAAGAAAGCAGACTTGATCGCCAAAGCTGAAGAGATGGGAATCGACGTCGACGAGAACGCAACCGTCGCCGAGATTCAGTCTCTCATCGACGACTTCACCGAAGACGAGGGTGAAGACGACGAGGGTTCCGAAACCGCTTCAGCGGGCGCCTCAGAGCCAGCACGCAAGGAAGGGAACCCGACCGACCTCGGAAACCTTCCGAAAGATGTGAAGGTCCCTGAGACCGCAAAGCCGAAGGCGGCCGTCGCCGCGAAGGATGGGCGCAAGCTCGCCGGGCGATATGAGCTGATCTCGAAGGCTCACGTTCGCGGGATGATGCTCCCCGTCGGGACCGAACTCGCTCTCGGCGAAGAAGACGCTCGTCGCCTTCTCGCTCAGGGCGCCGTGAAGCCCTGCTCGGTTTGAGCTGAACCCCAAACCCCAACCTTTGAGAAAGACGCTCGACCATGTCAGATCCGCAATACTTGCAACTTGACGACCTTCGATCCCGTGGCGGGACCGAGACGGTCGAGCGTCTTTTTTCTCAGGCGGGAAGCGGTGGCGCGCCCGACCCCCTGAAGGTGAACACGATCCTCGTCGAAGCCGAACACCTTGTCGCGTCCGAGCTTCTTCGTGCGTGGTCCGCCGATGATGTCACGGCGATGATGAAGACCGACGAAGCTCTTCGAGGACAAGCCGCATGGGTGGCCCTCGAACTCGCGTCGGAATCGAAACACGAGTTCATCGCTGAAGACGGGTGGGGCCGTTATAAAGTGCAATATGAGCGCGCGATGACTCACTTCAAAAAGCTAGCCGACGGACGGATCCGCACTCGGTCGAACAAGGTCGATCAGGGTGGCGCGAATGCCGGCGGCCGCATTCAGCCACGAATGCCGGCGAACGAACGAAACTTCGTCTTCGCTCCCTCGAACAACTCGCCGAAAGGTCAAGGCGGCTTCTGATGTCGACGACCGCTTCAGTCGAGATGCAAGCCGTCGTCGCCGTTCTTCGACGACTCGAACGACGAGTTCAGAACACTTCGGCCGTGACGGCCGTTCTCGCTCTCGACCTTGTCGACGCCGTCGAGAACGAGTTCGTGACGGAAGGTCGCGGGCGGTGGCCCGAGCTTAGCCCCGAGACGATTCGTCAACGGCGGGCGAGCACTACCCCGAAGATGCTTGTCGACACTGGGATTCTCGCCGCGTCGATTCAGCCCTCGTCGGGCGCCGACTTCGCTGAAGCGGGAACGAATAACCCCTATGCGATCTTTCACGTTTCGGACCGTCCCCGGACGAAGATCCCGAAGCGTGACTTCACCGCGATCGACTTCGACAAGATTCTCGAAGCTATGGCCGATGACTATCTCGAACACGTCGTGAGGTTCTGACATGGCTCGGATCATCGAGATAGCTCGCAACATCGCCGCGGTGATGTCCCCCGCGACGGGTGTTCGATCGACAGGGAAGATCACGATCCGTCGAGCCGACGAAACGACGACCGACGAGAAGTTCGTTCCGAACGGCGTCTTCGCCCTCGGTCAGATCGACGGCGTCATTCGTCAAAACCTAGTGTTTCGCGTGACGGGTGGTGTCGACGAATTCGTTCTTCCAGTTTCGAACGTTCGTCAGAAGCCGAAGGTGATCAAGGGATGGCGCATTCCTGAGAACTCCCCGAGCCGTGAGATCGAGATGACTTCGATCGTCGGCGGCGTCCGTCACAACATCGCGAGCGGCGAACTCGTTTTCGATCCGGGCGTTCCGGGCGTCTCTCCCGAGTGTGAGATCACGACGCCGTTCACGGGTGGCACTGACCCGACACACTTCGGCGGCGTGAAGTCGGTCGCTCTCTTCGAGTCCCTTCCCGGCGGTTCGATCAACTTGAATCTTTTTCGTTCAGAAGTCGGTGAGTTCCCCGCGGTGGTTCTCGTTTGGGACAACACCGAACCCGCCGACGGTTCGACGATTGCTCAAACCGACCGAGCGACTCGGACGGGTTCGACGACAGTCGAATATAAAGAGACGTTCGACATTCTCATCGTTTCGAAGCGGCTCGATTCAGATCACTTCCGTCGAAGCGAGGGGCTTCAGATTCTCGACGACGTCTCGGCGCTCATCTCGGATCGGAAAGCTGTCGACGGCGTTCCCTTCTCGAACCCGAGCGGTCTTCAGATCCGACAACGGAATCGCATTCTCGGGAACGAGCCGACCTTTCAGGACTTCTACATTTACCGATTGCAGGTCTCGGCAATGGCGGCGATCAGTCAGGTCGACGATCGTCAGTTCGCCACATGGTGCGAAGCTCGGATGACTTTCAAGGGGTGCGACGATGTCGATCGCGAGCAAGATCCGATCACCGTCGCCGGTCCGATTCACGTCATCATGACCCCGACTCTCGGGCTCGCCGAAGGGTCTTCTGAAGTGTCGGGGACGCTGAATGTTTCCTAATTGGACGGTTTTCAAGGTGGCTGATACAGTTTCGAGGGTTTCAAGATGAAGTTTTTTTCGTGTGTCAAAGGCAAGCTCGTTTCGCGTCTCGGAACGGGGACGTTCATCGGGGCTCGTCGAGATCCTGAGAACCCGAAGGTCGTTCACTTCTTCCCCGAACGTGTCGTCGCGATCCCTGATGTCGAATACTTCCGAAACCTTCGGACCTATCGGAAGGCGATTCAGAACGAAGAGCTGAAGGTTCGCACCGAAGCCGAGTGGGACGCACAACAGAAGGCCGAAGATGAAGCCGTGAAGAAGGCTCATGAAGAGCTGAAGGCGAAGAAGGCCGCGAAGAAGGCCGAAGCCGAGAAGAATTCGAACGAAGACTCGAACGAAGGCTCGAACGAAGACTCGAACGAAGGCTCGAACGAGTCCGAAGATAATTCCGCCGACATAGCGGCGGACGAAACCACAACTGACCCCCCCTCTAAGGGGGAGACAACCGGCGGAAGCCGATCAACGAAAGGGCGGCGTCGTCGCCGTTCGTGAATTAGGAGACTCGGACCATGTCGATCCCCTTGGCAGTATCCCCAAGCATTGTCACCCCCGGACTTTACCTCACCGTCGATCTTTTGGCGGGCGCGGCTTCCCCGAGCGTCGGCACACTGAAGATCCTTCTGATGGCTCCCAAGTCAGCGGCGGGAGATCTCACCGATGACACGGAAGTCAGGTCGGGCGGCGGCGCGTCGAGCGGCGCGATTGCTTTCGGCAATGGCACGCCGGGACATCTCACCGCGAAAAAGATCTATGAGCAGTTTCCACAAGCTCAGGTCGACTTCATCTCTCCCGCGGCTGGCGCGGGTCAGGCTGATCTCGACATCACGTTCGGCGGCGCCCCGTCTTCGAATGTGGCGATCGATTGCGACATCGCGGGTCGAGAGTTCGAGATCGCTTGGCTCGTCGGCGAGTCGGTGACCGAGATTCGCGACAAGTTCATCGCGGCCGTTCAGCAACGAACGAGCGATCTTCCCGTCACGGCGGCCGATGGTGGCGCCGGAATCGCGACGATCAACTCGAAGCTACTCGGGAACCACGGGAACGACATTCTCGTTCAGGTTCGGCTTCGCTCGGCTCAAACCGGGACGGAAACCGTCACCGGGGCGACTTCGGCGACGGCGCTCGCGGGTGGAACGACCGACCCCGACTTCGCGAACGCTATCGCGTCGATCTCGGGCGAGGAATATCACGTCATCGTTCCGTGCCTCTCGAACGCCGATGTCGAGAACACGACCGGGAACCTCTCGGACCTCGAAACGTACATCGATCAGAACGACTCGGGTCGAAGCGCGAAGCTTCAGCAAGTCGTCGTCGGGTACACCGGATCTCTCGCTTCGGCGAAGACTTCGGCAATCGCTCGAAACTCGGGCGTCTTCGAACTTGTCTTGTGTGTCAACGGTCGCGGGCTTCCGGGTGAACTCGGCGGCGTCGAAGCCGGTGACCGCGTCGCATTCGAAAGCATCGACCCCGCGTCGAACCGAATTGGGAACGCTCTCGGAAGCTACATCGGCGCGAAAGATGTCATCGCCGACAAGCCGACCGACGCTGAGACCGAAGACGCACTGACGAACGGTGTCGCGATCGTCACCTACACCGCGCAAGGTGACGAGATCATCGCTCGCCCGATCACGACTCTTTCGCAGGATGCAAGCGGCGGCGCCGACCGTCGTCTTCTCGATGTTCAGAACGTGTCGGCGACTTACATCGTCGCTCGGGACTTGCGCTCGGCGCTTCCCGCTCAGTTCCCGAACGCCAAGATCACGCCGGACACCCCTCCCGGCGAAGACCCCCCACCCGCGGGAGTCATCGAAGAGCGCGACATCAAAGCGTTCATCATCTCTCGACTTCGCTTCTGGCAACGGTCCGGGGTCATCACTCAGGCGTCGCTCGATGCTGCAATCGCCGACGGTACGTTGATCGTGAAGGTCAACGAATCCGACGCGACTCAGGTCGACATCGTCATTCCTTTCAAGATTGTTCCGCCTTTGGCGAAGATGGGTGTGGTCGTTCAACGGCTCCCCAACTGAGGAACCCCGAACCCGTAGGAGCTAAAGACAATGCCCGAAGAACAGAAGATTTATCCGCGCGGTCAGATCGCTCTCGGATCTGGCGACCTCATCGACGTTACGAATGTCAAACACGACATCACGAACAACGCGAAGCAGGTTCACACGATCCGACAGAAAGGGGCCGGGATCACACTCGGAACCGAAGAGTCGACCGTGAGTTTCGACATCGTTGTGAGCGAAGACGGACTCGAACGAGATTGGTACAACCTTTTGAAGAAGGGGGAGATCAGTCAGGTTCGCTTGAAGATTCCCGGCGAGACGATCACCGTGAACGGCGCGGTGAAAGACATCGGGACCGAACTCCCTCTCGACGACGCGATCAAAGTGTCGGTCACCTTCATCGGTCACACCGAAGACTGATTGACTCGGCACCGTTAACAACCGGGCGGCGGCGTTCAGGGGACACCCCGGCGTCGCCGTTTTTACTTTTGGAGATGCACACATGACCAAAACCCAAGCAATCGAAGACGACGCGAAAGACGAAGTGATCACGACCCTGATCGCGTCGTCGTGGCAAGACCTCAAAGCGATCGAATATCAGGGATCGGTTTTCTTCCCTGAGACTCTGAAGAAGCGCAAAGCGAACGGGAACTTCGAAGAAGTTCAGGTGATGCTGAAGGTTCCTCGGAAACACGAAGAACGTCAGGCTCGTCTGAAGGCTCGACAATGGGCCGAAGCCGACGGCGTCGACCCCAAGCTCGACCCGGACGTGTTCGACGATATGGATTCGACTTGTCTTCTTTGGCTCGCGATTCGCAACACGAGCGCACCTCATGAGCCGTTCTATGGCACGCCCCAAGAGGTCGAGCGGTTCTTCGACGACTCGGTTCTGACTCTCACAATGGAGAAGCTTCAGATCTTGAAGAAGAAGATCGACCCACGAATCGATCACATGAATGTCGAAGAACTCTTCGCAGTCATTCAGGCAATCGCGGCGAGGCGGGATGTTAGCCCTTTAGTCGTTTACGATTCGGACTCTCAGGCGAACTTCATCGTTTCTATGGTCGGCCTATTGGAGAACTTAGTGACGCCGAAGTTGTTATCGGAAGCGTTAGGGCTCTCGATTCAGGATGCATCACCCCCGCCCGACTCTTCGACCTCATCCGAGGCCGCTCCCTGAAGGTATTCCGAGAGATGCTCACGGCCGGACAGATACGCGCAATCGAAGAGATCGTCGGGGATAAACTACCCCCTGAACGAGACGAAGATGAGATCGATCGCGCCGTCGTCAAAGAGCAGATCTACCTAGGCGGAAAGCTCATCTAACCCACACGGAAAGAACCCCCGATCATGGCAACTCGCGAAGCGACAATTCGAGTCAATATCAAAGTCGGCTCGTTCAAGTCTGGAATGAAAAAGATCCAGACCGATTCGAAGACGACCGGAAAGAAGGTCGAGTCGTCGCTTCGCGAGCCGATCAAGAAAGGGGTGAAGGCAGCGAAAGCGAGTCTCGGCGAACTCGGCTCGGCCCTAAGAGACAACATCAAACTAGCCGCGACCTTCGGCGGCGCGTTCGCGGTCGGTGCTCTCACGAAGTCGGCGATCGATGCGACCTCGCAATATAAGGCCCTGACAGTTCAGTTCGAGAAGTTCACCGGACAAGCCGTCGAGACGGCCGACATTCAGGAACGGATCAATAGTGTCGCGGGCGACACGAAGGTTCCGCTTCAGCAAGTTCGAGACTCGTTCGCTCAGGTCGTCGCCGTCGTGAAGGATCTCGACGATGCCGAAGACGCGATGAAGCGGATCAACCTTCAGGCGAAGCGTCTCGGAACTGAACCCGAACTCATTGCGCGATCGTTCACTCGACTGAAGTCGAAAACCGGACAGTCGAACGAAGAGATCGAGATGATGATCGAACAGTTCGAGAAGTTCGGTCGGACCGCGCTCGGAATCGATCTCGACGAAGCAATCGATCCGAACGACATCGCCGAGTTCAGCGCATTCGCTAACCGTGCGAACTTGTCGATCGCTGAGAGCATGAAGATCGTTCAGGCCGTCGGCGGTAAGGGGACGAAGGATCTAGGCGAGGTCGGCGAGATCATCGAAGAGATCGCGATCAATATGCAGAA